CCAACTAGAGCTAAACAGCGAATACCTGATCTTGATAAAAATGCAATGAGCTTATTAGATGAGATTGTTAAAGAGACATTGGAAGATCTATCTGCACAAGCGGCATGAAAGATGCTTCTGCAATTTTAAATAAAGCTTTTTTAGCATTTAAACCACCTGAACAATTAAGTCTCAGTGAATGGGCTGATCGTCATGCAGTGTTGAGTTTAGAAAGCTCTAGTGATGGTGGTAGGTGGAAAACTCTCCCATACCAACGCTCTATGATGGATGCCATGACTGATCCTGATATTGAGCAGGTGACTGTTATGAAGAGTGCGAGGGTTGGATATACAAAAATGTTGAATCATTTAATTGCATACCATATACATTTAGACGCAACAAGCATGATGCTTGTCCAGCCCACCCTAGATGACTGCAACGGCTACTCAAAGGAGGAGATAGCTCCGATGATTAGGGATACCCCAGTTTTAAGAGGTTTGGTTAGTGATCCAAAAGCTAAAGATGGAAGTAACACGATACTGAGCAAACAGTTCCCTGGAGGGACCCTTGGCCTCGTAGGAGCCAATAGTGCCAGAGGTTTTCGTAGGGTAAGTAGAAGGGTAGTCATGTTTGACGAAACGGATGGATATCCTGAGTCAACTTCGGAGGGTGATCAGATCAAGCTTGGGATCAAGAGAACTGATTACTACTGGAATAGAAAAATAGTTGCTGGTTCTACTCCCACTGATAAAGACTTTAGCCGTATTGAAAAATTATGGGACAAGTCTGACCAAAGGTTTTACTACTGTCCATGTCCAGATTGCGGTCACATGCAAGTTCTGAAGTTTGAAAACTTTAGATGGGAGGACAACGAGCCAGAAACAACTAGATATGCCTGTGAAAAGTGTGGCGTGTTAATTCCAGATAGTAAAAAACGATGGATGGTAGAGCGTGGTGAGTGGCGACAAACAGCAGAAGGTAATGGTCGTCATGCAGGTTTTCATATCTGGGCTGCTTATAGTTATTCCCCTAATGCGTCATGGCCCCAACTGGTCGAGGAATGGTTGGATTGTCAGGGTGATATAGAACAAATTAAAACTTTTAAAAATACAATCCAAGGTGAATTATTTGATGACGAGTTTGAAAGAAAGGTAGGAGCTAGTGGTTTGATGCAAAGGGCAGCTCAAGAAACTTATAAACGTGGTGTTCCACCAAGAGAAGTATTGGTTCTTGTATGTGGAGTTGATACACAAGATGATCGTTTGAGCTTGTCTGTATGGGGTGCTGCACCTCCTAAAGAGTCAGATAAGAATGATCGACCTGAACAGCTTTATTTAATTGATCGTCAAGTTCTTTATGGGAACCCAGGTCGTCAGGATGTATGGGACCAATTAGATGAGGTCATAACAACTCCATACGTTAATGAGGATGGAATTGAAATGAAGATTGAAGCAACAGCAGTCGATTCTGGAGGCCATTTCACGGAGGAGGTGTATCGCTTTTGTAAGAATCGTGCTGCTTTAGGTGTTGTTCCTATCAAGGGTGTGGATAAGTTAAAAGGTGATGTGATGATCGGTAAGCCTAATAAAGTTGAATATGGTGCAAAAGGAAATGTACTAAAATCAAGCATTAAGCTCTATAGTATTGGTGTAAACAAAGTAAAGACTTATCTTTATAGGCGTTTACGAGATGCAGAGATCAACGATGGATACTTGCATTTCTACCCAACTATTACTGAAGATTACTTTGAAGAATTAACAGCAGAGAAAGAAATAAGGAAGTACAAAGCGGGAAGAATATATGAAAGGGTATGGACTTTAAAATCAGGAAGGCGGAATGAATCCTGGGATGAGCTAATTTATTCATATTCGTGCTTATTACGCTTATACCAGCTTTATCCTGTGTATAAACGCCGCTTAATGTGGGATAGATATGCTAAAAGACAGTTAAAAGAGCCTAAAAAGGCACTAAAATCTAGACGTAATGCCCCCAAAAAAGATTATGTCAACAATTGGTAGAGGTCTTAGATGAATATTCCATCCAATATTCGTCAGGGTGTGACGGTGAAGTGGAGGGAAGATAGTTCTTCTGATCCATTTGATAATCCAATTACTAGTCCTGATTGGACAGCTAAATTTTATCTAAGAACAAACGTAAATTTAGAGGGCCATACCGTAACTGGTACTGAATATGGCGGTGGATGGGAATTTTCTATCGCTCATGGAGATACAGCAAACTTTGATGCTGGTGTTTGGTATTGGCAGTTTGAAGTCACCAAAGGTGCTGAAAAGTTTTTATTAGGTAGTGGTCAACTCACTGTTTTACAAACTTTAAGTTACACAGGAAATCCAGCAGCTTTAGATGGTCGTACTCAGGCTGTTAAAGATTTAGAGGATGTAGAAACTGCAATTAGGGCAATAGCTACAGGCAGATCAAAGGAATACATTATTGGTGATCGTACTTTTAAAAGTCTTGATCTAGCTGAATTAAGGAAATGGAGAGCAGATTTAAGAAATATCGTTGTTAGGGAACAGAAAGCAGAAATGATGGCTAACGGTCTAGGTAATCCACATGCAATGTACGTGAGGTTCTAATGGGTATTGCAAATGCTTGGCGTGAATTGTGGAAGCCAAATCCACAGAAGTTAGCTCGTAGGAGCTATGCAGCCGCAACAGTTAATCGTCTTACTTCTAACTGGGTTACAAGTAATTCTTCTGCTGATAATGAAATTTTATCCAGTGCAAGAAAAGTTAGATCTAGGGCAAGACAATTAAGCAGGGATAGTGATTACTGCAAAAATGCCTTAAGGGGTATAACTGACAATGTTGTTGGAACTGGTGTCCGATTACAGTCACAGGTCAGGAAACGTGGCCCTAGAGGAAATAATAAATTAGATCAAAAAGTAAATGATCAAATAGAAACTGCATGGAAGAAATGGGGTAAGAAGGATTCTTGCCATACAGCAGGGAAACTATCTTTTGATGACATCACTAGAACTGCTGTTGCAGCAATGGCATTAGATGGTGAATGTTTTATCAGAATTATTAGAGGTCAGAAATTTGGTAAAAGTGATGTTCCAATTGCGTTAGAAGTATTAGAAGCCGATATGGTTGATGAGGATTATGTCGGGAAAAGTGCGAATAAAGGTTGGCAGTGGCGAATGGGAATTGAAGTTGATACTTGGCAACGTCCTAGAAATTATGGATTTTTGACTCGTCACCCAGGAGATACTTTATTTCCTATAGGTGTTGTAGATGATAAGAGACATATTATTGTTCCAGCTAAAGACGTAATTCACTTATTTAAAGTTGAACGTCCTGGTCAGACTAGAGGTGTTAGTTGGTTTGCTTCTGCAATAGAGCGTTTACATCACTTAAGCGGATTTGAACAAGCTGAATTGGTTAGGGCTAGAGCTAGTTCGTGTTTAATGGCTTGGATTCAGTCTCCTGAATCAGAACTTTCTGCTGATGGGATCGAAGATCAGGAAAGAGTTTATGACATGGAACCTGGTGCTGTTCGTGTACTTGCAAATGGCGAAAGCGTTCATGTTCCCAACTTAGATGCACCAGATGGGCAGTTTGAACCTTTTGTTCGTGCCATGCTTCGAGCATTAGCGGCTGGTATTGGCTGTAGTTATGAGTCAATATCTAGAGATTATAGTCAAACAAATTACAGTTCTTCTCGTTTAAGTCTTCTACAGGATCAGGAAGCTTTTAAGGCTTTACAACATCAACTACAGGAAAATCTCTTATCTATTATTTATGATGAGTGGCTAGAGATCGCAGTGTTGAGTGGGGCCTTGAGCTTGCCTGGGTATCAGCAGGATTCTGATCATTACCACAAGACAAGATGGTTATTTAGAGGATGGGGATGGGTTGACCCTCAAAAAGAAGTATTAGCAATGAAGGAGGCTGTGCGATGTGGATTTAAAACTCAAGCACAAGTAATTGCTGAGTCTGGTGGTGATTTAGAGGAACTATTAACGGCACGTAAAAGTGAAATTGAATTAGCAGAAAGTATGGGATTAAAATTTGACACTGAACCTGAAACTGTTACGGACACCCAAACATCTACTAAAGTGAGTGAAACAAATCCAAAAGTAGATGATGGAGAACAAACGTGATTTTGAAGATCGTGTTTTAAAGCGATCCGAAGTCGTTGAATTTAAAACCAATGACGAGGAACGAACTCTCTCATTTCCTTTTAGTAGTGAGAAAGGAGTTGCCAGATATTTTGGCAATGAAGTTCTCGAACATACTAGAGAAAGTGTAGATTTAGGCCGCTTAAAAGATGGCGCACCCTTACTCTGGAACCATGACACTGACAGGGTTTTAGGAGTTGTTCGTAATGCAACTATTAAAAACAAGCGTGGTTACGCTGATGTTGAATTTAGTCGCAATGAGTTTGCTACACAGGTATGGGATGACATCTCTAGAGGCATTTTAAAGAATGTTTCTGTTGGCTATCAAATTAAAGATTTAGAGCAAAGAGGTGAAGACTATGTGGCTACCCAATGGGAGCCGTACGAGGTAAGTATTGTCAGCGTAGGTGCAGACAATTCCGTCGGGATAGGAAGAAGTTTAGATGAACTCGTTACTGCGACCCAAGAACAACCTATTATGTCTGAAGAGCGTTCAAACGTCTCCTCAAAAGCGTCGACTGACGCACCGTCCACATCTACCCCTGTTGACATGACGACTACTCCAAAAGAAACATTGGAGGTGCGTTCAGAAGCCGTTGATCATTCAAAGGCTATTAAATCTGAGCGTTCCAGAATTCAAGAGATTCTTACTGTTGCTGCAAAGTACAATCTTGAATCCCTTGGTGAGCAATACATCAAGGAAGAAAGAAGTGTTGCAGACTTTAATTCTGCTGTTTTGCAGAACTGGAAGCCAGAGCCTACACAGCCAAAAGCTGACGAGGCAGATATTGGTTTAAGCGATAAGGAAGTACGTGGTTACTCCTTTATGAAAGCGATCAGGTATAAGTCTGATCCAACAAATGCTGCTTACAGAAGTGATGCAGCTTTTGAAATTGAGTGTTCTGCTGCTGCTGAAAAGAAATTCGGTAGATCTGCACAGAACGGTGGCTTGATGGTTCCTTCTGAAGTTCTCACAAGGGATTTAAAAGCTACAGCGAATGGAGCAAATGTAGTTGAGACAGTTCTTGACTCAGGTTCATTCATTGACATGCTCAGAAACCAGTCAATTTTGGACAGGGCGGGAGCTACGGTCTTGACTGGACTTTCAGGAAATGTCCAAATTCCGAGACAAACTGGCGGCTGTTCAACTTATTGGATTTCTCCAGAAGGAGCAAGTGTTACTAAGTCAGATCAAACTCTTGATCAGGTCGGATTATCACCTCGCACTTTGGGAGCTAGAACTGAGTACACAAGACAGTTCATGCTTCAGTCAAGCATTGAAGCCGAGAACTTTGTACGCAATGATTTATCAAAAGGCATTGCTTTAGAAGTTGATCGTGTTGGTCTTTATGGAACTGGTCTTGCTGGTCAGCCATTAGGAATCCATAACGTCCCTGGAATCTCAACACAAGCTTTCGCTGCTGCTGTTGCTGCTGGTGGCCCTACTTTCTCTGAAGTAGTGAACATGGAAAGCACTATGGCTGGTGACAATGCACTAATGGGTAGCCCTTGCTATATCGGCAACGCTGCAATGTTAGGTGCATTGAAAGTTAAAGCTAAAGATTCTGGTTCAGGATTGTTCCTCTTAGATGGCAACACTCTTAATGGCTATGCAACCTATAGATCACAACAAGTAGAAGCTGGAGATCTCATCTTCGGTAACTTCTCTGATTTGATCATTGGTTACTGGGGTCCAGCTATCGAACTTACAGTTGATCCTTACTCACTATCTGATACAGGTTCTACAAGAGTAGTTGCCTTTGTTTCAGTAGACATGGTTGTTAGACATCCTGAGTCTTTCGTACTAGGTGCTTAATTCTTAACCCTCTTTTTTCTATCGAACAATGACAGTTTATTTACGAGACGCACAGACAGTCGTTTCACTTCTCGGCAACGACGTAGTAGCGTCAAACGGGAATGGTTCTGCAATCAATCTTCAGAATGGCACTCAGCGTTTTGAAGGCGACTGCACAGTAACGCTTGATACTGAGGCTGGTGGTAGCGGAATTGTTTACACAATTAAGCTCACTGAATGTGACACATCTGGTGGTACTTACACTGATGTAACTGGTGGTGCTTTTACTGCTACTACAGCTAACACTGCATCAACACAAGTTTTATTCCTTAATGCTTCTGAACTGAAGCAATACATCAAAGTGAATAAAGTTGTTGCTGGTGGTACTGGTGCTGGTGCTGTATCTGTTACAGCCCTATTTAGTAACAAGTACGGTTAATAGTTAGGTGTCATTCGCTGACGACTTAACAACAATGCTTGGTAGTCCGTTCTCCACTAGCTGTACTGCTGGTGGGACGACTGCCAATGGCATTTTATCTGAGCCATCCGAGGTCGTTTTAGATGGGATGGTGCTTTTTAGTGATTACACTTTGCAAGCAAAAGCAAGCGATTTTGGAACATTAGTTGCTAATGATGCAATTACTGTTGGAGGCGTTGCATATACAGTTCGTGAAACAAGGTTTTCAACTGATGGTTTGTTAGTAACAATTGCAATACAGAAAACATGACTTGCAAAGTTGAACACATTCTTTCCAGAATTATTACTAATCTCGCTGGTACTGCTGGAGTTTCGACTCGCATTTATCGCTCTAGGGTAGTACCTCTTACGAGGAATGAATTTCCAGCAATAGTTTGTGAACCCATAAGTTCGAGTTGCAGTCAGTCAACAAGTCTTCCTACTCTTGATTGGGAGTTACAAGTCAGAGTCGTAATTTTAGTAAAAGGAACAACAACTACAAGTCCTGATCAAGCTGCTGATTCAATTTTGGAATCAATGTGGCCCAAGATGACTACTGATTTAACGCTAAATGGTAA